ATCGAAGGCACCCAAGAGCGGCTTATTCCTCGCGAGAACATTCTACATATCCCGTCGCCAAGTCTGCACGGCATCCTGCACGACGCGCGGCAAGCCATCGGCCTCGCACTGGTTATGGAGCAACACGCGGCCCGCTTGTTCGGTCGCGGCGCGCGGCCCAGCGGCATTCTAAGTTTCGACAGCAAGCTAGACGCGGCGACAAGCGCGCGGATGAAAGCCAGTTGGCAAGCGGCACATGCCGCGCACAACAGCGGCGGCACTGCGGTCATTGAGGAAGGCGGCAAATTCCAGCCGCTATCATTCAGTTCCGTCGACTCGCAATTCATCGATCTTCGCAAATTCTCCATTGATGAGATCGCGCGTCATTTTCGTGTGCCGCCCACGTTTCTCTATGATTTTGGGCGCGCAACGTGGTCGAACGGCGAGCAAATGAGCGGGATGTTCCTGACGTTCACGCTTGTCCCGTGGCTGCTTCGATGGGAAGGCGAGATCGCGCTTAAGCTATTCAGCCAAGAGGAACGCGCGACGTTTACCGCCGCGTTCAATACCAATTCGCTGCAACGCGCGAATTTCCAACAGCGGATGCAGGGATACAATCAAGCGATTTCGGCGCGCGTACTCAATCCGAACGAAGCACGCAATTGGGAAAATCTGCCGCCCTATGAAGGCGGTGACATTTTCCTAAACCCGAACGTCACGCCCGAAACGGTTCCCGTCATGCCGGGGCCGACAGAATGAGCGAACTTAAGCACCACGCATTTTTCGGTGACGGCGAGCATGATTTCTTGCTAACGCCCGAAATGATCGTGGAGCTTGAACGCAAATTGGACGCTGGCATCGGCGGGATATGTCGTCGCTTGTTCGCCGGCAATTTCAAGCACGGCGACATCATCGAAACCATTCGGTTGTCGCTGATCGGCGCTGGCACGTCGCCAAAGGATGCCGACGCCTTGATTGCGGCCTACGCGGTCAATCGACCCCTCTCAGAAATATACCCGCTGGCAGTTTCGATCCTCGAAACGCGTTGGTTTGGCGTGGTCAAGAAAGACGGCAATGGACCAGCTTGAAATCAAAGCGACGATTGCCGTTGACGACGCCGGGACCATTACCGGCATGGCGTGGCCGTTTGGGTCCGCTGATAGCGTCGGCGATCTTATCGAGAAGGGGGCGTTCCGTATCGCGGTCGCCGACCTTCCGATGCTGTTGGCGCATGACCCCGAACAGCCGATCGGGCTTTGGGATGAAGTCAAAGAGACAAACGAAGGCTTACAGGTCAAAGGCCGGTTGTTCATTGGGGAAAGCAGGCGGGCGAAAAGTATTCGCGGCCTCATTCAAGGCGGTTTGATAACCGGCCTTTCCATCGGCTTCAAAACCAAAGCTTCCACTAAGAAGGGCTCCAATCGCGTCATCTCCGCATTGGACCTTCATGAGATCTCTGTCGTTCGAAATCCCGCGCATCCCCGCGCGCGTATTTCCAGCGCCAAAGACGCCACGGCTGCGATTGCCGAGGTACTTCACCGCGCCGCCGTGGCGCTTCGCAAAAAGGACTAATTATGAATACGCACGCCAGCGCGGTCGCGCTTGAACTGAAAGATGACGGCGATGCCGCCGACGTTTCCAAGGCGGTCGCCGAATTGACCAAGGTGGTTGATGACCGGCTGAAGGTCGTCGAAACCAAATCGGTTGACGCTTCCAAGCTTACCGATCGTCTCGATAAGCTTGAGGCGAAGCTTAATCGCCCGGCAAACGACAACAACGCCAAGATCGAAGATCAGAAGATCGAGATCAAGGCTTTCACGACATTCGTTCGCAGCGGCCGTGAGGCTTTGGATGCCGATGAAATCAAGTCGCTGATTGTCGGCGACGATCCGCGCGGCGGCTATTTTGCACCCCCGCAGATTTCGACCGAATTGATTACGTATCTTACCCAGTTCTCGCCCGTTCGCGCGGCGGCACGTGTTGGCCAAACCGCGAGTCCGTCGGTGATCTTGGGCGTGCGAACCGGCCTGACCAATGCACTATGGGAAGGCGAAATTGAGCCGGAGCAGGAATCCGACCCCACGTTCGGACAATTGGAAATTCCCGTCTTTGGGATGAAGACCTACACCGATGTGTCGGTTCAGCTTCTGGAGGATTCCGCGCAAGACATCGCGGCAGTGCTGAACGAAGCGCTCGGCGAGGATTTCGGCAAGAAAGAAGGAATCAGCTTCATCAACGGAACGGGAATTAAGCAGCCCCGCGGAATAATGAGTCATCCGGGCGTTCAGTATTCGCCCGGTGGCGATGCCGCGCTTTTGACCGCGAATGGCCTAATCGACCTGTTCCACGCCGTTCCTCCGGCATATCGCCAGCTTGGCGCATGGATGATGAACAGCACCACAGTCGGCGCTGTTCGCAAGCTGGTCACTACCACGGGCGCGCCGCTTTGGGTCGACTCGCTTGCCGCCGGCAATCCCGCGACCATCTTGGGGCGTCCCGTAATCGAAGCGATCGATATGCCGGATATTGCGGCGAACGCTTACCCCGTGGTTTTCGGCAACTTCAATCAAGCCTATCGCATCTATGACCGCGTCGGGCTCACGATCCTTCGTGACCCGTTCACTCAGGCAACCAATGGCCTTGTTCGCTTCCATGCCCGCCGGCGTGTCGGCGGCGACGTGGTGAAGGCCGAAGCGATCCGCAAGCTGAAAATCTCAGTCAGCTAACGAACGTACGGGCGCACAAGCGCCCGTACAAATCCCTCTTTCAATCGGAACAATCAGCTATGCGTGACTCCATCCATAACGAAAAATACCTTGTCGCCATTCCGCCCGTTGTCGTCACCGATAACACGGCGCAAGTCGGCATCTGGATCAACCGAAGCGGCTACGATTCCGTTTCGTTCGCATTCCTTACCGGTAATCTCGCCGATACCGACGCCACGTTTGCGGTCCTAATGGAGGAAGCCAGCGCGGCCGATCAGTCGGACCATGCGGCGGTCGCCGATCAAGACATGCTCAGTCAGGTCGAAGGTTCGGCACCGGAAGTGGCGGCTTCGCTCACTTTCGCGAACGACAACTTCGCCAGCAAGATCGGCTACATCGGCGGCAAGCAATATGTTCGCGTCACGGTAACACCTGCTGCGAATACCAGCGCCGCGCCTTTGGCGGCTGTTGCCAAGCTTTCACACGCCAGCGTTCGGCCTGTCGTGTAACCCAATGCGGCACGCAGCCAACACGACGTTGAACGGCACTTTTTGTGCAGCAAGGGCTGTCGTTTTGCGTCCATCGCTGCGTGCCGCAGCTTCCCTTGAAAGCCGTTACGGCTTTCAAAACCTTTTCGCCGCGTGTGCCGACGGCAATCTAACCATCATGGCAGACGTAATCGAGACAAGTTCCGATACCCGCGACTTTCTGAAATCGATAGCCGACATGCCGCTCAATGAAATCATGCCTTCGCTGATGGAAGCAATTCCTTCGCACATTCTCGCTTTGGCTGGCGTCGATCAGGAAAAGAAGTCGGAGTCGGCAAGCGGCGAGTTTATGCCGTTCGCTCAGTACTACGAGCGCTTATTCCGTATCGGCACCGGCTGGCTAGGCTGGTCGCCTACCGTCACCTGGGATGCCACTGCTACAGAAATCCTAGAAGCGTACAGCGGTCATGTCGAAAAGCTTCGCGCCATTCACGGCGGCAAGGAAGATGAAGAGACGCGGCCAACTGACAAACCCGAAGATGCCGTATTCGATCGCGCCGGATTAATGGCGCTCAAATCCATGGGCAGGTCGTAACATGCCCATGAAAGGACCAAGCGTTTGTAGCTGCGGTAAAGTCGTCGCATCCGGCATCATGTGTGAATGCCGCCGTGCGCGCAAAGCAAGCTATGACGCCAATAGGCCGTCGGCACGCCAGCGAGGCTATGACGTGCGCTGGCAACATGCGGCCAAAGCCTTCCTAGCGATGCCGTCGCATCGCTTATGCGCGTGTGGCTGTGGTCGTGTAGCCGACATGGTTGACCACATCATCCCACATCGCGGCAACATGCGGCTGTTCTGGGACCGTACCAATTGGCAAGCGATGGCTAGTTCACCCTGTCATTCAAGCCGCAAGCAATCACTTGAACGAAAGACAGCGGTATGAAGAACGCTGCTAAACAGCAAGGCAATACAAAATCACCGCAACATGGTGCGCAGTTCCTTTGGAACAGTGTCATCCTACAAGCCATTGATGACGCCACGCATTGGATTAGCGTTGAGCGCAACAGTTACGATCGACTCAATGCCGATCGGGAACGTGCGCGCGAATGGCTAACGACGCCAAGCGATGACTTCGACACGGTATGTAACCTAGCAGGCTTGGAACCAAGTCGCGTTCGCATTTACGCGGCGGCATTGATCGGAAAGGCTGTTGCCAATCCCCCAAAGTCTCGCCGCTGCAAGAATGTGAAAGGCTCAAAGCCGGGGGAGGGCGAAAACTTTACGGAGGGCCAAAGGGACCGGCTGACCCCAGTCACGCGAGAAATCGCGAAAATAGACTTTTCTCAAAATAGAGATTCAGCGCCATGTCGCTAATTCAACTCGACGACATGAAGGCGCACCTGAACGTCACGTTCACGACAGATGACGCGCTAATCCAAGGGAAGATTGATGCGGCTGAAGATTGGATTTCCGCCTTCGTGGGGGAACCCTGGCCGCCGGCTGCTACCTATCCTTCGCCCTACGGTTCGGCGCTGAAAGAGGCGATCCGGCAGCTTGCCGCGCACCTTTACGAAAACCGCGAAGCCACCTTGGTAGGCGTCACGTCCCAAGACTTGCCGTTCGGCTTGATGGCGCTGCTTATGCCTTATCGGTCGTGGTCGTTCTAGCCATGCCCGTGAACCCCGATCAGATGAACCGAATGCGGGCGCGGCATACTGCTATCCCGATTGCCGTAGCCGAGGCCATTCAGCCCGTTTTGCAGTCTGCCGCTACGGATATCGTCAAAGAGATGCAGCGCGAATGCCCGGTCTCTAAGGACCGCGCACACGGCAATCCGCAAGGCGCGCTCCGCGATAGCATCCAGTTCACTGCCGGCGGCGAGTCTACGCCTGCCTATTCAGCACCGGGCGGTTCGCAGGTCGTGGACCTAGACTCGGTGCTACTCACTGCCGGTAATGACCGCGTTAGGTACCCGGCCTTTGTCGAGTACGGCACGATCAAGATGGCTGCTGAGCCTTACTTCTGGCCCGCGATCAGGCTGCTGAGCAAGCGGACCAAGGCCAAAATCAAGGCCGCCTTCAGTCAAGTCGTCAGTGATGAGTGGTCGCGGCGATGAGTGATCCGTCGCTTGCATTGCAGGGCATGATTAGGGCGCGGCTGGTTGCCGACGCCGCTACTACCGCGCTTGTGCCAGCGGCCAATATCCTTGACCGCAACCATCGGCCCGAACAGTTCCCGGCGATCATCATCGGGGAAGGCCAAGCGATCTTCGCCGACAACGTTCAGGACAGCTATCACGATCAGGCTTTCGTCGATTTGCACATATGGACGAAAGAGACTGGCTTTGAAGGCGGCAAGAGTACCGCTGGCGCGGTCAAGGCGGCACTCCGAACCGGCCCTTGGGCGATTGATGGCTACCGGGCCATCAATGTCCGCGCGACGCAAGCCCGCTACCTACGCGACCCCGAGTTAGGTGCAGGCCCGATCTCGCATGTGGTGCTGACCATACAGGCAATCGTAATCGAGATCGTCCCATGCGCCGCGTAGGTGGAATGGACCGCAGCCTGACGATCCAGCGGCTTACGGCCAGCGCCGTGAGCGACTATGGCGCGCCGATCGATGCATGGGCCGATCTCGTAACGCTTCGGGCCAAGAAGCTTACGGGCGTCGCAAAGGACGAAACCCGTACTGAGATTGCCGTCACTGACACGCTGGTAAAGCTGCAAACGTATTACTACGACGGCTTAACGCCCGAAGATCGCGCCACGTATGAAGGCGCGACTTACACGCTAAAGAGCATTTCAGAGATCGGGCGACGGCGCGGCTTAGAAATCCATATTGAAAAGCTAGGCCCGTAAATGCGTGGCCGTAAACCGAATACGATAATCACCGGCTCAGCGCCGCTTGAAGCCGGGACGAAACCGCCAGTGTGGTTCTCAAAGGACGCGCGCGCCGAATGGTCGCGCGTTATGCCAATCCTTGCCGCGCGCAACACGATTACGGAAGCGGATCTTCCGACCCTAGAGAACTACTGCACGTCGATCGGCACGGTGCGGGAGGCTCAGCGCGAGATTAACAAGCACGGCCTGATCGTCCAATCGGAACGCGGCCCAAAGCGCAACCCCGCATTCGGTATTCAGAACGCCGCGATGACCACGGCGCGGCTTTGCGCAAGTGAATTGGGTTTGACGCCAGTTAGCAGGTCGCGCCCGTCGGTTCGCGAGAATGACGACGACGACCACGCCGACGACTTGGGCCTGTGAAAATGAGCAAGCACCAAAACGATTGGGTATTCGATGACTCGCCGATCGCAGACCCCGATGGACGCGGGGAGCGCGCCGCGCGTTTCCTTAAACGGCTACAGCACCCGAAATCTCGCGCACCGAAACGTGCATTCGATCTCGCGCCCTTTTGGGAACGGATCGTTCGGCGGATTTATGGGCCGTCAGATGAGAACGGAAACCGGCTTGTTCGCACTGTCTATATTCAGATCCCGCGCGGCGCACGCAAAACGACGATCGGGGCGGGGCTAGGGCTTCTGCACTCGTTTGGGCATGAGCGAACGCCGGGCGGCGTTTGCATATTGTCCGCTGGTTCCGAAGATCAAGCGCAACTCGCCTTTGACGAAGCGAACGCCTTTGTGAAGGCAACAGCGCCGTTAGGCAAAGCCGCGCATGTTGTAGAATCCGAATTAGAGATTGAGCATCGGGCTTCCGGTTCCGTGTTGCGGGCCATCGCCGCAGACGGCGACGTGCAACACGGCAAGACGCCGTATTTCGTCCTAATCGATGAATTGCACGTGTGGAAAAACCGGCGACTGTGGAAGGCACTAAAATCCGGGCTGTTCAAAATCCCGAACACGTTGCTGATAATAATCACGACTGCGGGACGCGGCCACGACAATCTTGCTTATGAGGAATATCAATACGCCCGTAAGGTCGCGGCTGGCGAGATCGTCAATCCCTCTTATCTCTCCATTATCTTTGAACCGCCTAAGAAATTTGATTGGCGCGATGAAAAGATATGGCACCGCGTAAATCCCGGCCTGAAGCTTGGCTTTCCCGATCTTGTCGGTATGCGGCAAGCCGCACTTGAGGCACAAGACAAGCCTTCCGATCGCGAGGACTTCCGGCAGTACAATCTAAACGAATGGCTCGATCATTCATCGTCGCCCTTTGTGGATATGGCGATTTACGATCAAGGCGCGGCGGCCGTCGATCTACAGGTACTAGAAAGGCAACCGTGTTGGCTTGCCGTTGACCTATCCAGCACCACGGACCTGACTTGCATAGTTGCAGTGTGGCGCGACGGCGAAGACGGTTATGCCGCGTGGCCTTGGTTCTACTGTCCGGCAGCGAATCTCCGCCAGCGTAGCGAGCGCGACGGCGTGCCTTACGTTCAATGGGCAAAGGACGGTTTCATTACGCCGACGCCCGGCAACGTAGTGGATTTCAGGATCGTTGAAAGTCAAGTTCGCGAATTATGCGAGCGTTTCGACGTGCGGGAGATAGCTTTTGATCCGCACATGGGCCGCGCCATGCTCACTAGTTTGTTGGATGACGGATTTGCCGCAATTGAACATCGCCAAGGTTGGGTAAGCATGAGCGGCCCCATTAAGGAGCTAGAACGGGCGATCATTGCAGGGCGCTTCAAACATGGCGGCCATCCCGTGTTGCGTTGGAATTTCTCGAACATCGCCGTTGAAACCGACAAAGCCGAAAACAAAACGTTCCACAAAGGCCGATCGAAAGATCGCATAGACGGCGCACAAGCGGCGGCTATGGCTGTCGGTCGCGCATTCGCGGGCGATAACGGCAACTCAGTTTACAGCGATGAAGCGGCACGACCTGCCGGCTTTCAAGTTTGGTAGGACCCCATGGCAACAGAGACCGAGCAATTAACTTACGAATTACAGGCAACGTTCGACAAATTTTCGGCCAGCTTCGAGTCTGCAACCAAGACCGCTCAGGATAACTTCGAGCGTATGGATGCCGCCGGTAAAGAGTCCGGCGATCGTATGGCTGAGGCGATGAAATCCGCAGTCGAGTCTGTCGCCAAGAGCTTCGCTGGCCTCGAAGCGCCGGCTAGGAAGTCGGGCGACACGATCGGCGCGCTTATCGGCGGCGGCATCGTTGCGGGTGTCATCGGCGTTGCGTCGAAAATGGATGAGCTAATTAATACGCTGGCATCTGCCGGGGACCGTGCCGACGATCTCCGAATCCCGATTAACATTTTGCAGGCGCTTTCCGTAGCAGCCGATCAAGCGCGCGTGCCGATGACAATGCTCAATAGCGCCTTGGACCAGTTTTCCAAGGTCAGCAAGCAATCGATCGAAGACGCCGACGAATTCTACAAGGCCCTAACCAATATCGGCCCGGCATGGGTTAAAGCCTTCCAGACCGCCCCGACCCAGACCGATCGATTGCGCGTCCTTATGAACGCCCTCAACTCGACCACGGATGAAGCGGCGCGCGCCAATCTC